GTCTGACCTTATAAAGGTAGTAGCACTACCATTAACCGCCGTTAAGCCCACAAAGGCCGTAGGATTGGCTGCTGTTGGGGCTGTAGCTGGGGTAGTCCAAGATGGATTAGCACCAGCTCCACCGCTAGTTAAAACTTGACCAGAAGTGCCAGGGGTTAACGAAGTCCATATAGTAGCTCCACGATAGGGTATATATCCTTGGCCTGTACCTAACGTACTATCTAATACAGCACTCACTGTATTGTAAGCAGGAGCAGCAGCACTACCTGTTAGGTTACTTAAAACTGTAAGAGCATTAGCACTGCTTAAAGCAAAGCTAAGTGCTGGAGTTGTGTTAGGTGTAGATACAGCCGTAGTAAATAATGGGCTAAGATTACCCGATGTAAAAGTTGTTACTGTACCGCCTCCGCCTGCCGTAGCTGATAATACCCCACCTGTATAACTAAGACCAGACCCTACGCTTACATTACTTAAGCCACCGCTACCATTAGAGCCCAATAGTTGTGAACTATTGCCTGTAGTAGCTGGTAAGTAGTCCATATTAGCCGTAGCTATAGCAAGCGTGTTAGCTGCTGTACGTTTGACTATTCCTGTCGTGGATAGGCCAGTGATGGTATCTTGCGAAATAGAGCCTCCTAGAGCCGTAGAAGTGCCTGCAATCGTTATGCTAGAATTGGTTAGTTGTAAGTTGCTTATACCTGTTAATGTACCGCCTAATGTAAGATTGCCTGTTGTGGTTACATTACCTGTAAGCGTAATACCATTAACTGAACCTGTACCGCCTACTTGTGTCACCGTACCGCTACCTGTTGATACTGTTGTCCACGAAGGATTAGCCCCTGAACCACCCGAAGTAAGAACCTGTCCTGCCGTACCTGGGGTTAGTGAAGTCCAAGTTGTAGCCCCACGGTAAGGTATGTAACCTTGTCCACTACCTAATGTGTTATCTAAAACACTAGTAATTGTGTTAAAGCTAGGAGGACCAGATACGCCATAAATATTACTATAAACCGTACTTGCTGCTACATTGCTTGTAATAAATGAAAGAGCTGGAGTCGTTGTGTTATTAGTAACAACCGTTGTAAACAAAGGACTAAAGTTACCAGAACTAAAAGAGGTTACAGTGCCACTACCTGTTAAATTAGTCCATGTAGGATTAGCACCCGAGCCTCCAGATGTTAATACCTGACCAGATGTGCCTGGAGTCAAAGCCTGCCATGAGGAAGAACCACGATATAGTAAACTACCCTGTGTGTTATTAAACGTATCTAGAAAGCTACTAATTGTATAATAAGCTGGGTATGTAGTTGTCGGTAGTATGTTACCAAAGATCGTATTGCCTGCTGCGTTAGATAAAGCATGGGTAATGCTAGCATTGGTTGTAGAATTGGTTACAGATGTGGTAAATAAAGGACTAACACCTGTATCGCTAACACTGGTAACTGTACCGTTAGTTGTAGAGTTAATCGTTATATTGCCTGTAGAACCGCTAACACTGATACCAGTACCACCTGTTAATGTTAATACACCACTATTAGTAATAAGAACATTACCTGTACTGTTGTTGGTCGTTATGCCTGCACCAGCCGTAATGCTGTTAACATAGTTAATTGTAGATGCAGACGTAGGAAAGAATGTAACATTACCATTAGCATCAAATCCTAATATGCTACCTGACCTTGCGTTCTTGGTCATAAGTAGTTGTGGAGGTATAGTGTTGCCTGTTTCCCATGCTTCGACGTGTAAGCTGGTTGCATTGCCATTTAAAGCCTGCTGTGCCAAAAGAGCCGATTTATCTAATCCTTGTTCTATCATGCTTGCCGTTAAATATCCGCTATTAGCAAAGACTGATAATTGGTTGGCTGGAGAGTTGTGTAATACGTAAATGGTATCACCAGCTATAACATTCTTAGATGCTGAATTGGTTACTACTCTTAACGTACCAACCTGCATTTGATTAGTCGTGTTATATCCACCACCCGATACAGTGTAGTCTGAGCCTAATACTAATACGTCTGCTGGGCTACGAGGAGCTGAAGATTGACCTACGTCGACAACAAGAATGTCGCTTGCCTGTTGAAATGGGATACCAGATGTAACATATACTGGATTAGTAGGGGACAAACCAGTAAGGACGTATGGCAGGGATACATCTTGAGTGCTAACAATAGTAGCACACGCCTGTATCGATAAAACTATCAGAGGTAAAATATAGCGGAAAACTTTCATGTTGTTAGTTAAGATTTTTCTTTTTCAGATTCAATGGAAAATGGTGATACGCCAAACTCCTCGATTTTAGCTACTTGTTCTTTAGCCATCTCGACTGGTCCAACGTTAAATTTAATGCCATAACCTTCTATAGTATCGCCTGCTTCTTTGACCATTTCTATGGCCTCTTCTAGGGTATCACCCCAGCCTACTACAGCCCCTATTTCTATCATTTCGTCATCTTGTGGGACTATGTAATAGTTATCATCTACCTTTACGGCATTAAATAACTTGATGTTCTTGCGATACTTAGGATCAAAACTGATTTGCTGCCAGTTCTTTTCAGCCCATGCAGATTTAAGGATAACCTCCACGCCAAACTTACCTGCTGGTATAGGCTCTACTAAAACGCCATTAGCACCATGCCAGATAATTTCTGATAGGTTAGTGTATAGCTCGCAATAAAGTTCATTAGGTGGGCAAGGAGCACGGCAAGTAGCATCAATCATATATGGTTCTTTGTCCTTACCAATACGTATCTCGTTGCTTAAAAAGCCTCTATAGCCTGCACGACCCATGTACTTAGCCATTGTATCAGTCCAGCGTGTTATAGGCTCAGGTATATCTTTGTAAGGCATCATTTCGCCCACGTATCCCAAATCCTTAACTTCAATACCACACAAGGTATTTTTAGGGTATTTGCCATCTATGCAGTAGCAATCTAACCCTATTTCTACTTTATTTGGTAAATCATCTTCTACAATAAATTCTAAAACTTCTTGGAAAGCACCTAACTTGGCTGCTATTTCATCTAGCTTTGGTGCTACAATATCGTAGCGAGGTGCAAAGAATGATTCTGTAACGCCACGCCATTTATTAATCTTTATATGCTGGTTTTCGTGCGTCTGTAAATATTCACGCAAAGCCTTCATACCAGTCATCATCTTCCAAGGTTGTACTGGTAAGCCTTCTTTCTCCATTAGCTCTTTTGTTACATCACGGTAAATTTCTAGCTCCTCACCGTAACGTGCACCCCATACACGTTTACCCATTTTCTCTAACTGTACCTGTAAAGCTGCATGACCTAAGTCTGGAAATACATAGAGATCAATCTCATCGTATTTATCCCACATATTATCTACAAGCTCTACACCTTCTAAACCATAGCCTACCATGCCATGATTCATGGTTGGAAAGCTACCAGCTACTGGAACGTAGAGATAGACTTTCTTAAAGTCTCGTGCAAGTCGTGTAGCCATATCCACGAAAAGTGGATTGCAAACAAACAGAACAGTCTTTGTAGAAATATCATCATCTTGTTTTTCATCGGTAGTATCACCTATATCTTCTGGGTAATCATCCATCATAGTCATGCGACTATGTAAATCCTCACGACCTTCATCGTCCATAAGTTGACCAGATTCACGAGCTACTTTCATACCCTCATAACGATCTACAAATGAGCCGTCGTTTAAAAGAAAGCCACGCTCACCCTCAACGCCAGTATCATCGTGCATACGTGCGGTGTGAAGTACGCCATTAGCGTCTTTAACTGCTGCTGCTTTAATCCGTCGCTTCATCATCGTCCTCCCAATCTGAATCGCTTGATGTATCTGGCTCATCATCTAACTTAGGTATGAGGCATCCTTTACGGCCTGTTTCAGCAGGATCCATATTGTATTCTACTTCATCTGGAAAGTTATTTGCCATTAATATTCACCTATTTGGGGTACGTTAGATATATAACTATTTGTCATATATTTTGGTTTTTTTAAAGGTACTAATTGACGAGCAAAGGGTATTTCTTGCTCTATAGCTTGTGGAATACCTTTAGGTTCACGTACTACAGGATCTAACGGATAAGTAATTTTACCTGTTTTTGGATCAACTAAACGTGCTAATTGACCAGACATGGTTGGTATTAAACTAGCAAAAGAATCTTGTACTATTTTATTATACTCAGCACGACTAATATCTTGAGAAATTCTATATGTTGGACCAGCTAAAGGTGCTTCTATACCAACACCTGCATAACTTGCAGCAAATCCAGCAGCAATTTTTGTAAATTCATCCATATCTTTAAATTTACCTTCACTGAATTTTTGCAGACCTACTCTTGCAAAAGTTTCACCCATTTGGAATACTTCAGATAAAAGATTGTGTGAAACTACGTGCGGTAATACAACACCACCTATTCTTAAGTGTCCAAATGGAACATCTTTAGGATCACGTTTTCCTGGTTGATAATAACCACCACCAATGCGTTTTTCTGGTGGATTGTATAAAGCATCCATTACACCTAAAGCAAATATGCCACTACCTACTGCTCCGACTTTCCACATTTTAGCTATAGCATTTAATGATGCTGGCGGTATATTTTCTAATCCAGCTCTATAAGCATAAATAGTTTTATAAACACCAGCAGTAAGTAAATAAGCAGGTGTTCTTTCTATAGCTTGTGAAACATAATTAGCAGAAGCACGAACAATACCTTTAGTTAGAAAAATCCTAATACCAGTTCCTACAACTAATTTTGCAGCTTCTTCTGGTGTAAGATCAGGTTTTTTTTCTAAAGCATTTGCTTCTATTCTTTTTACCCAATTAGCAAAATCACTATTTTCTTTTAAGACTTCAGAAGCAGCACTGTCATACGCTTGTTTCCTAATAGCACCTTGTACAAATTCATCAGATAAATCCTGTTTTTTAGCAATAGCGTCAGCAAATCCACGTTCTAAATTGACATTAAATCTAGCTACGAACTCAGGTGCTTTTGCTGCTTTGTGTGCAATACCAAAATAATCATACCACTTAACAGGTACTGCATTTTCAATAGGTTTTCCTAATTCAGCATCTAATCTTCCTACGCCTTTATTTTTTAATATACTCCATCCTTCTGAAAATCCTTCTGTAGCCCATTTAGTATAATATGTAGATAATGCTTTTGTTTCACCGCCTGTTTCTAAAGTAGCAGCCGCCATCAAGTCTCTTAAACCAGGCACTTGTTTTAATATAATTCCAGCAGGTTCTGCTAAACCAGTTTCAATTAAACGTCCAACACCAAAAGAAAACAATTTACCGAATATACTTAAACCAGATAATGCTGAAGCTCGTGCTATATCGCTAGCTGCGGTTAATAATTTTAATCCTTTTGATCTAGATGCTAAACGAGCTTTTTCACGATTAAGTGTTATTTCTGTTTGTAACTGTCCTACTTTAGCTTTCTTTTCTAAAGTTTGTTTACTTAATTGTAATGGTGGTTTTTTAGCTTCTTCTTCAAAATCGTTATTTCTTATTTTTTCTTCTAAACGTTTAATTTTGCTATCTAAATACGTGTTATAACGATTTTCTCTTTCTAAATCTGATAAACCTGCCTTTTTGAATATCTCATCATACTTTGCTTTTAATTCATCACGTTCTGCTTGTAATGCTTCTGTGTCTGCATTGTAACTAGGCGATGTTTTAGTATTAGCATCTTTTACTCTGGTATCTATTTGACGTTGTAAATCATCTATTTGCTTTTTTAGATACTTTTGACGTTTCTCGTTAAGTCTTTCTTCTGGAGTTTTTTCTACTACAGGTTCTGGTTTAGGTTTTTCTAAATCACGTAACTCTTTCCTAAAATCTTTAAGGCTTTGATAATACTTTTGTTTTTCTTCTAATTCAGGACTTGTTACTTTAGAAGGCTCTTTTTCATCTGGTCTTATTTTACCTTCTTGTAATTCACTTTCTAATTTAGAAATTGAAGTATCTAATGCCTTTATTTTATTTTGTAATTCTTTTTCTGGAGTTACAACTTTTTCCTCTGTTGGTTCAGTAGGTTCAAGATCTTTTATCGTTGAAGAAATACGATCACGTAAATCTCTAAGATCTTGTATTTTTTGAGGTACTTCAACTGCTGTTTTACCTTCTGGTTTAATACCAGTTTCAAACTGTTTAGTTAACTCATTAATTCTTTTACTTAATGACGCTTCTAAAGTTTTAAATTTATCAACTGCTGCTTTGGTTTTCTTTTTAACAACCATTCCAGCTTCTTCACGAGCAGCCTTAACTTGCTGTGCTAATGATTTTTCTTCTTCAGAAGGTACACGTCTTTCATAACCTTGTCTTGGTGGTGCTTTACCAGCTTTAATATCTTCTAAAGAAAGTTGTAAACGTTGCTGTGCTTGTAAATCTCTTAACTTAGCAACAATTTCATTTTTGCTTAATTTGCGATATTTTCCGTAACCAGAAATAGCTTCTGCTGTTTGACGTTCTGTTATATCAGGTACGCCTTTTTTTAATTCTTCAAATACAGATTTGATTAAATTTTTAGCATTATCTTCTCCTTGTGCAACAAAGCCTAAAGCTAATTCTTTAGCTATACTTCCAATAGTTGATAAATCACCAACTTCATGTGCGTTTGATAATAACTCGGTTGCTGCTTCTCTATGCTCTACAAAATACTTAGATTTAGAATCTTCCCAGAATTTGTTTAAAAACGGTTTAATGTTTTCACCAAACTCTTTAATCATTTCACCAGACCACTTAACAAAATCTAAACCTGTAGAATATATTTTATCTGCACCTATTACTGCAACGTGATAAGCTGCTTCTGGTCCTACTCCTTGTATATCAAATAAACGACCGCCTTTTTTAATTTCTTCTAGTGCTGCACGAGACTTTTCTGCCGTTTCAGATAATTTTTTACGTAATGTTTCAGTCCTACTTGTTTTAGGATTTTTCTTTTTAGTAGGTTTATTTTCTTCAACAAACTTTTGTACTGTATCTTCTGGAGTTTGCTTTAAATCAGCTCTAGCAGATGAATCGTATTCTGCTTGTGCTTGCTCTAATTCTGATGTTTGTTTAGCTAAAGTTTCTATTTCTATTGGTGTTAATTCAGCACCTTTTTTAGCAGCACGTAATAATGTAGATTGTGTGGCAAAAGTGTAATCTTCTTGTGCCATAGCTTGTCTCCATCTACCTTCACGTCCCCATTCACTTCCACGACGTTTTACAGCATCTAAAAATTCAACTAATTGATCACTTAATTTATACGCTTCGTTGGCAGCTAATGCTCGTTCTTGTGAAGTTTTGCTAAAATCATTAATAATATCTATTTGTGAATTTAAAGCGTTTTTAAGTTGTACTTTGTGTCTTAAAAGTAATGCAGATTGATCATCAGATAATCCAATGTTTGGATTGTTTTTTAATCTTTCTGTTAATACAGCACCAGCACTAGGATCTTTTGATAATACTTCACCTGCTTGTATCCAACGTGGAGCCATTGCACGTTCTTCAGCAGGTGTAAATGCTTCACCTGATGCGTCTAATCTTTCTAATTCACCAACTGCGTTTTTTAATGCAGTACCATCATATTTTTTTTCTAATGCTGTTGGTGGTCTATCTCTAACAACTGGTTGTTGTTGTTCTTCTGGTAATAAATCTTCAAATGATTCTGCATTAGTTTTTATACCGCCAAGATCACCACGAGAAGGCCAAGTTTCTGGACCATTTTCAAAGTGTTGTAATTCATCATAATGATCAGCCACGTTTTGCCATGCTGCTTGTTCTTCTATTGTCGCAGATAACAATGCTTCTTGCATTGCTTTTGTTGCTAATTCAGAGGCTTTTAAACCATAGGCTTCATTAGCAAATTTAGTAGCTTTACCAACATCTATGTAATTTAATGCACCATCTAAAACTGTAGCGGTTGCAGCTACTGTTCCTAAAAGTGCAGAACCAACTGCGGATATTTTATCTTCAGTAGGAACGTTAGGATCTTTTACTGTAGAAATTAAATTTTTATCTGCATCATAAGCAGTTTTGCCCATAGTAGCCACAAAGTAAGCATTTGTGCCTAATAATAGCTTTTTAGTTATATCAAACTTTTGTTGTGCATTTGCTACATTTGTAGCAGCTTCAGCTATAACTTCTGGTGCAGCTCTTTCTGCTTGTGCAATAGCCAAAGATTCACTGGCAGCCTTACTAGTTTCTGCTGCAACTTGCACACCTTCTTTTAATTTACTTAATGAACCTAAAGCGTAAGTTTCTAAAATACCTTTTAAGCTAGAAGTTCCTTCTATTAAACCAGCAGCTATATTATAAGCACCTGCTGTTATTGCAGGACTTGCAATCCAGCCTGTACCAGTAGGATCATCTAAATATTCTTGTGGTACTTCATCTGGTAATGTTTTGAAATCTTCTGCTGTAGCTTTTTTTATATCTAACCCAGGTTTATTTAAACCTTTCCAAAACATACTATGTTGCGTTTGATATGCTACGTTTGCAGGCACAGATAATAATGCTTTAGGCCAAGTAAATGGTTTAATTTCACCATATTTTTCGGTAACTAAAGAGTTATTAATTTCATTAGCTAGTTTAGTATCACTTAGATTTTTTAATTCTTCTTCAGATAATCTAAGTTTAGATTTACCAATAGCAGATCTTATTGAAGGCCAATTTTGTCTTATAGTATCATTAGACAATTCTGGCATTAAATATTGAGCAAAAGATTGATTAACTACTTTATTTTTTTCCTCTGGATCTTTTATTTTATCTAAAATGAGTTTCTGCTGTGGTGTATAGCGACCACCATATATATCATTCCATGTAGTATCTTGTTCTTTAGGTTCTTCAACTTTTACAGCAGTTGATGGATCAAATTCTTGTGTATCTACAGGTTTACCAATTTTGGGTTTTTCTGCATCTTGTACTTTTACAGCAGTTGATGGATCAAATTCATTTTTTCCACCCATATCATAAGGTCGGTTAATTTCCTTATCACCTATTTTTACAACAGATGGATCAAAATACGTTTCGTTGCTAGTATTTTGTGTACTAGACGTTGTAGAATCAATAGCCATAGATTAAGGATTTACCCATTCACCATTAACCCAACGCTTTTGTACACCATTAGAAAATTTGTATAAAGCACCTTCTTCAAAAGATTGATTTTTTGTTATAGATTTACCTTTTTGTTGTGCAGGCTTTTCTAGTTCTTGTAAGTATTTTTGTTTTGGAACTAAAAGATTATTTACTGCATCGTAAATTTTATCTGCTTCTAAACTATGTACGTAATCTCTTACCTTTTTTACGTCTGCATCTGGATTGTCGATCATGTAGTCACGAGCAGCTTCTGTCATATCATCTCGTGTTTCTTCCATTAATTTAACTAATCTAGCTCTAAAAACTGATTCTTCCCCTACTTTTGCACCTAATTTTTGTAATACTTCATTAGGAATTTTCTTTTCATCACGCATAGCATCTATACCACCTGCTACCACTTGATAATTTTTTACTTTCACAGTTTTTAAACCTTCTATGGTTGATCCAGTTTTAGCATCTTCTTCTGTAAAAAATTCAGGTGCAACAGCAGTACCAGTATTTGAAGAACTTTTAATTTCGTTTAAAATATCATTTTTCCAAGGCTGTTTAAGTATTGGACTTGTTTTTCTGCTGTTTAATAATCTTTTAAGATCAGCTTTTACTGGTGCTGATAAACTATTAAATTCACCATCTTGATCTAATTGTATTTCTTTGGCTACTAATTGTGCATCGGTAAGACCACGAGGTATTTTTCTAATAGCATTATAAAAAAATTGAGTTCTTTTATTTATTTCTTCTGGATCTACTCTACCATTAATTAAATCCATATAACCATTAGCAGCAGACTGTGTCATAATATGTGTATCAACATATTTTGATTTTAATGACTCAGGTGTATATGGTGCAGGACCTTGAGGATTTCTTAACCACTGATCAATATTATCAGTTACCTCTATATTTGCCTTTTTAGTTTGTGCATTGGCTCTAGCTTGAGCTTGACTTGCAGCACTTTCTCTAGCTTCGCCTTTAATTCCTGGATAATTAATGTAATTACCATTTTTATCTACAGATGGATCATTAATTTCCATTTGAGCTTGATTAGCGTTCATTCTCAATGCGTGCTCAAATCTAGATTCATCTACAAGTTGTGGAACTTTATCTAAATGATCTTGTAACTGTTGTGAGGAAATTAATTTATCATTGTATAGTTGGTACAATGGAGCAGATGCTCTTTTAATTCCTTCATCTCTATTGTCTGAATAGGTATTAGCTAACTTAACTGAACTTTTAATACCAGATTCAATAGTATCATTACTAAATTTTATTAATCCTCTAGTGTTATATTCTGAAGATAATTGATTTTTCCAAGCATCGCCTTTCTGCATCAATAATCTTCTATCAAAAGGACTCATATCTGGATGATCCTTGAAATAGGCGTTTATTTTATCTTGAGCGTATTTATCAAATTCAGGCTTAAATTGTTTACCGTCTTGGATAGTTATTAACTTACCATCAAAATCTGTTTTTGCCGTATCCAACATATTTGTGAAATCAAATACGTGTTTTGTAGTGGCAACTTTAGTCATTGAATCAGAAACTTGCTGAAATACTCCAGCAGCATCTTGACCTAAAGCACTAACAAGGCGACCAGGAGCCATAGCAGCTTCACGAAAAGCCCTTGGGTCAATTCTAACCCCTGTAGCTTGCGTTTGTACTTCAGTGCCTGGTACTATTTCTAAAGCCATAAATTATTTTTTACCGCCAAATATTCCAGATTGTATATCAGATGCTGCCATAGAAGCCATTTTAGCACCACCATCAATTAAAGCTATATTTGCAGCAGTTCTATCAGCGTATGCTTGTGCTTCACCTTCAGCTACTCCTATAGCAGCAGCACTATAGAGTTGTTGTTGTTTTTGTTGTGAATCTAAATACATTTGCTGTGCCTGTTGTTCTAAACGACCAGCAGTGGTAATTTGTGCATGAAGTGCAGATCCACTATTAGCTAAAACACCAGCACTTGCATAAGAAGCAGCTTGTTTAGATAAATAAACATTACCTTCTTGTCTTTGAGTTCTAATGTTTTGCAGCGTGTTGTAATCAAGCTGTTGTGCCTGTACTTTATCTACATTAGCATTATATCGTGCAGTAGCTTCAGATACATCAGCAGCAGATTTGCCAGCTTTGTATTGACCGTAAGCACTTACACCTGTTGCAACTAATGCGGTTACTGCTAGAGGCACTGGCATGAGAAAGCCTTTCCGTATGTTACATGTGGTTCACCTTGAAGATCTTGGTATCCTGTTTTAGCCATTATTCTAGCTTCGCCAGAATTAGGTTTAACAAATGATAATATGCAGGGACTTTTATTTTCCCATGCAATCTTTTCTAAATAAGAATAAAGTGCTTTTACTGCCTTAACTAAATCCTTTGATAATTTTGCTACAGGATTAGTTGTGGTAAACTCGATTACTGAAATACCACCTATACAACAGTAAAGAAAACTTGCTGCTATTGGATTGCCATCAACTTCAGCAATAGCACCAGTTGCAGGCAAAAATACTTCTGGAGGCATAACACCAACACCATGAACTTCCCACCATGACCTGATCATGTTGTAATCTTCTGAACTGTAAGGTCTAATGGTCATGGCGTAGCTATTACCTCGTACTTAATAATAACGGCTAATACGGTCAACGGCAATGCGTCAGAACCTGTAACTATGATAATAGGGTCAGTATCAGGAGTTAGGTTTAATTGAGGCGTTATACGTATATCGGTAGGTGTACTAATAAAGTTAGACTGTGGGCTGGCAAATGGGTTAGCCAAGTTACCATAAGGTATAGGTACTGGTAAGGCTAAATAACCCCCATAAGGCTTCCAATTAGTAGGATCTGAAGGCGGTGGTACTGCACTAGCTACGCCAGTGGTTATAACCTGATAATAGACCCCATTATAGCTAACTTGTGAACCTTGGCTGTAAGGTTGTAGGCTAATCCAAGCTGCTGGGCCAGATGCTTTGTTTGCTATGTTACCGCCTAGACTGTTCCAAACCCTTATAAATACGTCAGAGATTTGCTTTACAAGCCCCTGAGTATTGCCAGCCCTAGCGTCACTATCATAACGCATAGCTTGAGCCGTATAAGTAATAGGAAGGCCAACGTTGACCACGCTAGGACTTGTAGCGTATGGAATGGTTATTGTTCCATAATCAGAACTTGTATAACCCACCTGTATGGGTCCAAAAGCATAACCATCTGCCAAGCCCACAACCCAACGACCAGCAAGGTTCCCAAGGCCAGAAACCACGTTTGACACATTGTTTGTGACTGTGATTCCTGAGTCCACGTAAAAGGCATCACTAACATTAGCCACTGAGTTATTCGGTGCAGAACTCCATTCTTGCTCCCAGTTGTTTGGGTTGATTCGTTCAATGTAGTTTTGTCCATAAGTATATGGAGTTACGCCCAACCAGTTAGTATGATCGTGATCTGGCGATATATTAGATTGTACCGAGTAATTAGGTGCAGGAGCTATACAAACATAGTTATTGCCGTTATAGCTTACCATGTTGTTAAAGGCATAAACATCACGGTTAGAATAGTAACGTGTGCCATTATTCCAAGGTGGTGGTGTAGTATAGCGATTAGCTACTACCCAGACTTCATCGTCTTGATAGCCTTTGCCATAAACAGTAGCTACTGATTGGAAACCAACGTCAGGCGTATTAAAATCAGGAGTATTGCTATTAGTACCTGTGGTATGCCTGTGCCAGCCAAATACGTTTTGCTCCATTTCATAGGTCATACCGCATAGCTGACCTTGCTGTGTAACAGCCCATAGCTCGCTTTGACCATGCCACATTGGTTGATAGTCTAGCTGTACTATTCCTGTATTAAATAAATGACTAGAATAAGTAGTTAGGCTTTGGCTCATGTATTTCTCAGTATAAACCGAGAATAACATCTGCCTTATTTGATTAGCCTGACGTTGTAGGAATAAAACGCCATCACCTACAACTAATGGATTAACACCAAAGATAGAACCCCATGTAGAATGTTCTGTAGCTGAGATTGATGTTGGTGTAATAGCACCACCTGTAGATGAACCTGTAGCTCCTGCACCACCATTGACTACCCATTCAGCACCAGAGAATCCTGCAAACAAATTATTCTGTGCTACAAGCCAAACAATAGGACCACGACCTGGTGCATTGAGATCAAATGCAAAAGAATCTGTAGCCTGTGTTTGATCACCTAAAGCGAAATTTTCAATGTCGTTGGTGACGGTGCCCCATATACGTTGCGGTTGGTAGGAGGACGAGGCATATATAATGCGTTGCTGATATGAGGCAACTGCCTGTGGGTATCCACGATAGTCCGACCAAGCACCTTCGCTCCAGTATTCTGTAGTTGGACCTTCTGGGGACCAATGAGTGCTGTCGGCTGGAGGGACCGTGCTGCTCGTAACGTTGGAAATACAGACGAAGTTTTGAGAGCCATAATTGACTACAGTACCAGTAGTATAAGCAGTACCAGATACCCATAATGCAGCTAGTGGTGCATTATCATAAAGCTGCTGAATTACATTAGCTGTAGCAGTATATGGTCCTGTAACACCTGTAATTTGAACTAAACCATATAAGAACCCATCTTCAGCTTCTAATACGATACGTGGGTTTGTAGCACCTGCTGTTGTAGGTGCACTAGAACTTAAAACATTAATTCTAAACAAAGCAGGTTCTTGTGCCGTACCTGTAATATCTACGTTACGATCAGATGCACCAGATACGCTACGTACTGCATCCCATGTTTGACCGCCATCTAAGGAACGTTCGATATTAAATTGTGCGTTCCATACGCCATACGTGTGTGCTTCCCAAGCACCATAGATTTCTATTTGCTGAGAATAACCTATAGGAAACGGTGCTGAAGGTGTTGATGCGTCTATTTCAACAGATGATGAACTACGAAGTGTAGCAATTTGCCAATAAGAATTAACATGGCCTTGATTGCTACCACTAGGAGCTTGAAATATAGTTACTAATTCCCAAAGACCAGCAGCTAAATCAGCAGGAAAACTTGGCGATGAATTGTTTTGTATTAAACATTGATAGATATTACCGCCATTAGAAACAGTATTACCTACCTCGTAAAAGTTATATGAAGTCCAAGCTGGTGCATTAGCCGTTAAAGTAATAGCACCACTGGTTGAACTTGCTGTTAAAGTAGTCTGATTTGCGTTCTGATCTAACAATGCAGGCGTTAAGAACTGCACTTCTTTCATTACCCAATCAGTATCTGAGTAACGTGTCAGACTATAAACTGGATAATCAGGATGCGTAATATACATTACGTCATTAACCTGACAGAAAGCTAACTTCCAAATATCTGTTGAATATGGAGAGGCAGTTAAACCAATGTTATTAGTCGTATATGATGCCTGATATGGTGTAGGTACTTCTAAAATCGTCTGCTGAATAAAACGACTTGGCTGATAAACAGGATCTACAGGAGCATAACCAGCAATAGTAACATAATAAATTAAACTATTAGTTGGTGATGTAATATAAGAACCTGCTGCATACGCAGTAGATTGTCCTGCTGTACCAGTTCCTGTACCTGCGTTAGTTGCAGTAAATGCAATACCAACTGTATTACTAGCAGCACCACATAATGTAAAATTAGTAGTACCTATTGATTCAATTACGTAAACTACACCTACGTTGAAGTTACCTGCGGTGACTATTGTACTAGCAGGATCTGCCCATACTGGAGCAGAGCTTACGTTGACTTGCTGACCGTTGCTATAAAAACGTATGTACTCGTGACCAAACTCTAAAATAAAAGTTGTGTTAGGACTATAGATAAACTTTTCAAGCCTTGTGGCATAATTGGTGATCGTTGTTACGCCACCTACAGTATTTGCATATGAACCAGATTTAGCAGCAGCAATAAACTGTGTGCCAGGTCTCCTAGTGACTGGTCCCTGTTTATAAGGGATCATATTCACCATCTGCCTAGATGCTGCTCTATATTTCTCTTGGTCAACTCGTGCGTCTAGCTTTGGGCTAAACTCACCACCAGCGAAACTAATTTGGCTGTCGATTGATTTAGCCATTGATAAAGTACCAGCGTGCTGCAACGAAGCGTGAAGAATTTACAGGAGTGAAACGTACAGGCAATCTTTCGCCTGCGTTCTTGGTCATAGCATGAGACAATGTTTGCTTATAAATAGCGAGCATTGCTTCTTCCATTCTACCGCCATCTTGACGTAATGGTGTAGCAATATTTGAAGCTAGTTTATAAGTAACACAATCTACGAAAAGTGGATCCCAACGTGTAGTATCTTGATTGTTTGATACGTACTTAATTGAGGTCTGTTGAGTATTTGTGAATATTAACTGACCGTTAATTTCATACTCATCTGAATCCATATTACCATAGGTTTCATCGTTTGATCCTTGGTTTACTGAATCAAGTAATATAAAGTCGCTAGGGAGAGCGAAAGCGTAAGGCCAACCACTAGGATAGCTGGATCCGTCTGGATACCCCCCGAACGCATTGTAGTCTGGGTAGTCCGCTTGGACGAGAGCACCTGTTGTAAGATCGTTAGTAAAATTACCTGTCGAAGTGTAAGCGTACTCAGTAGTGTAAATGGCGTTGCCATAAGATAAATAAACGTTGGCAGCGTATGATGTATAAGGTGCCCAAGGTATTGATGGAGGCGTTGGGGCAACCGATGGCAAAGGAATCTGTGGTACTTCATTTAGTACCGCAGTTGTTAATAAACAATTCCAACGAGTAGCACGAGCTACTGATTCAAATGCTATTTGAAAATTACTGTTACAAACAATCGCAGACGGATTGGTAAGATCGGTAAGTGATTGGATAGATTGTGCACCAATCTTTGCTAAAGCTAAGTTAGCAATATCCGTAGGTGATAATGTTGTAAACATAGAAAGTAAAAAGCCCGATAGTCACGTCGCCACAACGCAACTATCGGGCAGGTTTTAATTACGTCAAACCACTAACCCAATTAGTTGTTAGCAACTGAGCTGAAGCGGAACACGCTGATTGCACCAGCATTGATAGATGCTGCTGAAGCAACGAGTGCCTGTAACCAGCTATCTTCAGATACGAAGTAAGGAGCATATAGTGCTGTACCACCAGTTGTGGAAACATTGCCAGATGCTGCGTGTACGTCGATAGCAGTTGAATAGCGTTGGCTGTTAGCTATCCAGTGTGTGCTGTCTGAGTGAGGTGCTGTTGAACCACTGGTTGCTGCAATACAAGTATATGTTTGGTAAGCTGGAGTAGATGCTGAATCTAATACAACTGCACCAACTGCATATGATGTACCTGATACCCAAGTTGGAGCTTGAATAACGATATTTGTATTTGGCAGAACTTGTGGATTTACGATTGGAAGGTTTGAAGCCAAACCTTGATCGTTATCACCGATTGCTAAGGTCAAAGTCGTTGCAGGAGCGGTTGTACCGCTTGCTACGTGACCGTTAGGATCAATCATTGTACCACTTGGGATGATTGCAATGTTGATGAGATCTCCAGCAGCCTCAGAACCTGTCCACGTATAAGTGGCAATGATTTCTGGGAAGCCTTCGAGTAAAGGATTGTTTTGAACTCCTGGTTGAGGGGTCATCATTGTGAGACCGCTCTGACCTGGGAAGTTAACCCCTTGTTGTTGATTTGTTGCTACGTCTGTGTACCAGATAGCCATGTTAGTTATCTCCTATGTTAAGGGTTATACGGATTCGTCGCAATTTACTTGGACGACACCCTTTTCTTCTAAGCGAGTAGCATCCATTAAAAGTGCAGTACGCACTTGAATTGCATGGCTTTGCATTGGAAGAATATCGATGTGTGTACGTACATCTTCGCCGATGCCCATTAAGAGGAAGTCTTTTTGGTAAGCGACGCAGGTACGGATTGTTGTTGAACCAGCTTGGTAAGGAACCAACTGAGTACGAACGAAATGGAAGCCCATGAAGTCACGGATCATACCGTCACGTAGAGCACGCACATCGTTATAAAGTACGCTGTTAACTTGATCAACGTTAGTGATTAAGTTGTTTAATTGCTTTGCAGAATAAACAAATACACGACCCTCTTCTTTAACATCATTAGAATCCATAACGTAGGATGTCTGAGTTAATTTAGCGAGTTGCAGACCTGAGTTTGCAGAGCCTGATCCATAAGTAACACCAACTTGCTGTGAAGAAGGCAGCGTTGTAGCTGTTGTTCCTTGAGCACCAGTATAGTTTGTGCCTAATAGAGCATTGATAAGAATGATATCCTTCTGTCTGTTAGCAGCGATAGCGTGTTGCTTTGCTGTTGGAGACTGTGGGTCAGGGAGCTGACCAAGAAGGATATGATCGAAGTAGTCGATCCAAGTTGTTTTATCGTAAGGACGAGGACGTACCCAACGGAAAAACGTAGGAATGTCAGATGGTTCACTCTTTTGAGCACGAGCAGTGATCTGACGCAGAGCGTAAGATTGATCACCGATTTGATCGTATCTCTTTTGGTTACCATTTACATTGTCTGAAGTGTACATCCCTGCGAGACGGTGATCGACCTGTTGGGCCATGATTTCACGCCAAATGTCGTCGAACGCTGTCTCGTAATGGGGAGGTAGTGAGAATATTGCACCAGCCATGAGAGTATTATAATTGAGGTTTTGTACAGCGATATGCCGTACGGATTGTACGTTCGCTCCTCGGTTGTCCCAAATGGGATCGATCATCGAACACTATTGTTCGACAAATGATCGGGTCAGCTTTCGCTGGTTCTCCTCTGTTCGTCTTTGGGCATAAAAAAGCACCTGACGGTTAAGTCAAGTGCTTAGTCTATGAACTATAATGATATTATACTGCTGAAGCGGAACGTGCGGTTTCGTTCCAAGTTGCACCATCTGAAGTAAACTCTACTAGGATAGCTTTTGATGCTGTTCCTACTACTGTTCCTGTTGGACGGAAACCTGTCGAAAACGTAATTGTACGAGCACCAGAAGCATCGTTGTTAGTCTGAATAACTAAACGAGCACCAGCCTGTGGTACGTATGCTGCCGTTAAAGTAGCATTACCAACTGCTGAAGTCGTGTTAATTACAATAAAACGTGTGCTTTGTAAGTATGATGCTAGTTCGATTGAAGAAGCATAAGTAGGAGCAATACCAGTTCCTGATACGCCTGCTACGGTTACTCCAGAACCTGTGATCTGTGCTGTAAAGTCTGGATTTGGTGAAAATGCTGTATTTTGTGCCATGTTGTAAGTTGGGGGACGAGGGTTAACTTAGGAGATGTTCTGGTATTGTCAATGCCTCACCATCAATAACACCATTGATATCACGTAAGCGACCACAGATAAACATATTACCCTCATAAATAAATTTCTCACCCCATGATTCGGACACATGAATAATGCTTCCGACAGGTGCCATTTCTTTAGATAAGGGTCCAGATCCTACTACAACGCATCTAAAATGCGTTCTTAGTGCTTGTTGATAGTTTGGTGGAATGATCAGCAAGCCTTGTTTATTAGTTTCCTCAACTGGTCTGGCAATCAAGTTGTCCTTTAAAGGACGTGGTATTTTCATCTTCATTATCTCATTCCTCTCTTACCAGCTTCTTCCATAAGAGACTTGTAACGAGCCTTTGCCATAGCATTTTGAGGACTAGACGAATTGTAGAAGGCATCGTATAGAGGATTAGATTTGTTATGAGCAATATCACGAGCTTCAGCTAATGGGTTGTTGCCCATGCCAGCCTTAGCTTCACCAGATACAAACTTATCTTCCATTGTGGTCATAGCATGACGCATAGCCATTAAGAATACATTGCTGTTCTTCATTAATGTTTGATGCTCTGGATTCTGCATATCTAAACCTAAACGCATAGCACCACGCTCTGCTAATTCTTGTGCTTTGGTTAACGGAATATTCTCGTTACGCAGGGTTGCTTCTAAGTTTTTCTGCTGAGTAGCAAAAAAGTTCTTTTCGTATTCTGCTTGTGCTGCGACTTGCTTTTGTAGCTCTGCGGTTTGTAAAGCTACAAGATCTTTAAGCATCTGCGGTGATGCACTATATTTGTGAGCAATTTCTGCTGCACCCTTAGCTAGGGACTCATTCCAAAGTTCATTGGCTATGTTTTCTGGTTTTGTGATGCCATAGTCTTTGGGATCTTTAGGTACTCCGTTTATAGAATCGAGGAGTGCCTTGCGTTCCGCTACAACTTCAGGTGCAGCATTAGCTGGTAAAGGTGCTAGACCTTTTTTACCAGCAAGTGTTTGCTGATTAGCCATCACTGTTAATACATCATCAAACGTCTTTTGACGTGCTAATGTATTCTTAAGCGATGTGTGGTGTTCGGGTAAATTGTCTAATGCTTTATGGTTTAGTGTACCATCAGCATTAATAAAGCTCTTATAAAATGGTTCTTTAACAGCAGACGCAGTTGTCTGTGTTGCAGGTGCAGTTTGATTAAGAGCAGGTACGTTTGCTTCTACTGGCGTAGGAGCTAGATTCAGAGCAGGAGCAGATCCACCAGCAGGTGCATCGCCTGTGATTGAATCATACAAAGGCGTGCGTGGGATCATGTGGTTTTAGTTTTAACAGCTTTAACTTCTTTATCTATTTGTTCTGTTTCTTTTACTACTTCCAAATGCTCTTTTCTTTCTTCAAACATAGCTAACGCTAGTTTAAATGCCATAGCTGAACAGTCTTTGTAATCTTGTTCACGAGAAAAATCAAATTTCTCACGAAATGCTACCATAGCAGAAATTGCTGCTTTATCTTTAAAATCTTGATCGCTCATAGGTCATCGTCTCCATCTGTGATTGAATTGTTACCGACTATTTCGTCTTGCGTAAATACTATCGAACATTTGCGAGTACCAATTAATTGGTCATCTAATGTTACTACGTGCATCTCATAGTTGATTGCACCTGTGCTCCACGTCTTTGCACCTTGCTGAATCTTCTCAAGGTTGTTGTCGTCTGCCGTATTACGATCATCACGAATGATAGGAATGAGACGTTTTACAGTAGCTCTACGTGGTTCACCGTACTGATCTAGTAACACACCAAAACGTGCATAGAATTGTTGTGGCTTATATTTCAATTCCCACTTGTTAAATGCCTCATCATCTTCACCGAGCAACTTGTTACGTTTAGGTGGTGGTGGTGTATTAGCTTTAACTTCATCACGCTTCTGGCCTTTGATGCTAATTTCTTTAATCTTACGTTCAGAAACCTGACGACCATCTCCAATAGTACCAATCAATACTGAAATACGTTGACCGTGCTTTGCAGATATTTCTTTTGATTCATACTGTAGATGACCAGTTTCTTGGTCATACGTAGCAAGCAGGGTTTGTTTACCTCTGCGATTATTGACTATCTTACCGTCGTCCAAGAGTTCAAACTCTGGAGCTGCTGTAGCATCTGGCATATATTACCTTTTAGTTATGGGTTGTGGCTTTGGTTCTGTAACCTTTTGAGAAAGTTGTAACTGTCTTTCAATCACTCGGAGTATTGAAGATGCACCATCACGATGTGCTGCTGCTAATGCAATCTTGTATCCATCTGCTTCTGCAAACTGAAATACATTTCCGCTTTCACCTGCACATCTGCGTAGATGTTCTATAACATCATTCTGTGCCTGTGAGCGGTGTCCTTCGATACCAATAACCTGCAAGAAAGAATCTGCTATCCTTCCTTGCTCGATTTTGGTTTGTGCTAGTGGGTCTGTCTTATCAAGTGTGGCTTTTGACATTATTGGGTTTATTGCTGCATGGCGTTCTTAGCAGCATCTTGTACAAAATCAGGTGAGCCACCTAATCCCTTACCAGCTTTACCAAGTTGTTCAGCAGCTTGGAGAGCTTGTTGTTGCTGTTGTAACTTCATGCGTTGTTGACGTATTGCTGCAACGGAACGTTCATCTCGGAATAAATCAGCGTTCATTCCTGAGTTCATGGCGTAGTTCCGCATCATCTTATCTAAATCAAAGTTGTCTGCCACTTCTGGCTTGAATTGCATAATAGGCTGTAAGAACTGTACTGCTTGTTCAGTACCACGATTCTGTAATGCCTTTAATGCAAGACTGATTCTGCTTGTAATTGTGATTTCAGGTAAGGCTAAACCTTTTGTATTAACACCAGATTGTACAAGTAATGACTCTGGAGCCTGACCAAACTTACCCTGACGATATAAAATACCAAATACTCTGCGTAGTAATGGGTTTAAAAATTCTGTTACACGGCGGTCAAATACTGGTGTGAACTGTTCTAGTTTTTCTGCAAGACGCTGCGAGATTTCATAGGCAGTCATCTTCTTATCAATAAGAGGATCTGAACCTAGCATCTTAAACATAGGAACGAAGAACGCTTCGTTAATCATTTCCTTCTTATTAGCGATTAACTCCATGCCCATCTTGTAATCGCCTATTGTAGCCCATTCTGCTGGTTTACCATTGGGTTCGTTGATATCCCAAGTAGTAACACCGCCTGCACGTAAATCAACGTCACCATCAAGGTTTGAAGGCACTAGAATACGTGGGTATGCTTTTAGTTCTGCTAAAGCATCTGTGTATTGTGTGATG